AGCTTACTCTGCCCAATACTGTTGGTGTTCGTGGCCTTCGCCATAATCGTCCGATACATGTTTATTTATACAGTCTAAGAAATAACAGGCGATCCTTTCAAAATATTCGTCCCCGTTATAAGAATCCTGACGGGCGTCATACTCTGCTATTTCTAAGCCTAGAAAAAAGTAATCATGGTCTATATATGTCAATGGGAATCTATCGGAACCAACATATCTGCTCAATGCTTTAAATAACGCATTATGCTCTGCGCCTTCGTCCCACAATGCATCGTACATTCTATCTTTAGTCCATGCTCTAGGGTTGTAATTTGCCATCTATATATCCTGTATTTGTAGTGTGTCGCGGGTTGGTTTTCCCGCCTCCCTAAAAGGGAATACAGATAATACTACATTGTCAAACAAGATGTAACAGCATTTATAGAACATTATGTTATAAGCAGACTGTTTATTATATATAGCATATAGAACTGCGCTGTAAGCCGCGCCATTACTGGGCTGTATCAAATGCCATCGATTAGCACCTATAGCAATGTATGGCATAGCCTAGTCACTAATGCGCTTAGGCGGCAATTCTGAGCCTATTACGGCTATATAACTTTCAATGATGTAAAACCTGGTGAGTATTAACATAGGCTATAGCATTGTGGCATAGTGATTGCATAGTGGCTGTGTAGTACCCACTACCACACTCTCCCTTCACTGTACAGAATCTCCAGTGACCAACATAGCCTACATAGTCACACTAAAGCCTTGACAATCTGTGCAGCCTGTGCCAGGTCGCTAGCGTGACCAACATAGCCTATATAGTCACTTTCTAGGCTTGACAATCGCTGTAGGCTGTGCTAGAGAGGGACGGGGGAGGGGGCGTAGCTGCGGAGATTGTTACTGTACCCGCCCAGATACAAAAAAGAGGTAAAATAGGCTAAATAGCAACACAGTTATAACAAATAGCTATATAGGCTAAGTAGTTGATAGTTAAGGGCTATAACGGCCACTGCGGAGACGCTGTTACGGCTGAGAATCCGCCTATAAAGGAACTACATAGGAACTACATAGAGGCTACATAGCAGTTAATTAACCAATAACATAGAATTAACAGTAAATAATGCTTGACTTCTGTTAAAAAGTATGCTATAATAGCTATATAGTTCATTAAAGAGTGTTTAAGTTGTTAAAGTAATATAGCTTTAAAGCGTTAAAGCAACAGAGCGTTAAAGCTTTAAAGCGTTAGAGACGTTAAAGAGGAATTTAAGATCAAATAATTATTATTCTTAGCCTTACAACGTCTTTAATGCTTTAAAGCTTTAAAGTCTCTGATGCTTTAAAGCAACAGAGCGTTAGCGACTACATAGTCTACATAGTATCTCAATAGAGGCAATTCTGTGACTGAAAAAAAGATAGGAAGACCTAAGAAGGCGAAGATCAAGAGTGTTACCAAGGGGCAACGCAGAGGCGTTGGTAGACCTAAAGGTGATGCCGCCATCATCAACGAATACAAAGCCAGGATGTTAGCATCGCCTAAGAGTAAGAAGGTGTTAGATTCTATAATGAATGCAGCGTTAGATGATGACCATAAGAATCAAGCAGCAGCTTGGAAGCTGTGCATGGATAGATTGTTACCCGTTAGCTATTTCGAAAAAGACAAGGCTAGTGGCGGTAAGAGTGCTATTAATATTTCCATTACTGGTGTCGGTGGCGAGACTACCGTCATAAGCGGTAATGAAGAACCCATTGAAGGGGAGTACACAGATGTATAATATCAATGAAGACCTTGATTATTTCACTAGAGAAGAGTTTGCCTGTCAGTACACAGGAGAGAACGAGATTAGTGATAGATTGTTATTGAAGTTAGATTTGTTACGTGCTAAGTGTGGATTCCCCTTTGTTATCACCAGTGGTTATCGTTCAGAAGACCACCCCATTGAAGCAAAGAAGGAGAAAGCAGGAACTCATGCCCAAGGTATTGCAGCGGACATTAAAGTCAGAGACGGTGTACAGCGGTTTAGAATTGTTGAGGAGGCTATCAAGATGGGCTTTTCAGGAATTGGAGTTGCTAGTAGCTTTGTCCATGTTGACATCCGCTGTCTGGACGGTAACGAGTCTCCTGTAATGTGGACGTACTAGCTTGACTGATTTAAAGGTTGAGCTACTGCCGTGGCAACAAGAGGTCTACAATGACCCTACACGGTTTAAGGTTATTGCCGCAGGTAGACGTACAGGTAAGAGTAGGCTAGCTGCTTGGTCGCTGATACTGAACTGCTTGTCAGCTAAGAAAGGTCAGGTGTTCTACGTTGCCCCTACACAGGGACAGGCTAGGGACATCATGTGGCAGATGCTACTGGAGCTAGGGCATAGTGTTATAGCCTCTAGCCATGTCAACAACCTACAGATTAAGTTTATCAACGGTGCGTTGCTAACGCTGAAGGGTGCTGATAGACCTGAGACTATGCGTGGTGTTAGCCTAAAGTTCTTGGTTATGGATGAGTACGCTGACATGAAGCCAGAGGTGTGGGAGCAAATCCTACGCCCTGCTCTTGCGGATCAGAAGGGTGATGCGATGTTCATTGGTACGCCAATGGGACGTAACCACTTCTACGAACTATATACATACGCTTGTGTAGCGGAGGATGACTCATTCAAAGGTTATCACTACACTAGCTTTGACAACCCACTGCTAGACCCCAAAGAGATTGAAGCTGCTGAGAAGAGTATGTCAGCCTTCTCCTTCCGACAGGAGTTCATGGCAAGTTTTGAGGCTCATGGTAGTGAACTCTTTAAAGAAGAGGATGTTACGTTTAGCGAGGAAGAACCTGCTGACGGTGATTATTATATCGCTGTCGATTTGGCAGGATTTGCAGACGTACAGAAAGTCACAACCAAAACAAAGAGGCTTGACCAAACAAGCATTGCGGTTGTTAAATGTGGTACTACTGGTTGGTGGGTTAGCAATATCATCCACGGGCGGTGGGGCGTTGAAGAGACAGCTAGACGTATCTTCCAAGCGGTACGAGATTATCAACCTGTTGCCGTCGGCATTGAGAAAGGAGCGTTAAAGAACGCTGTGTACCCTTACCTCAATGATGAAATGAAGAAGAACCAACGATTCTTCCGTATAGAGGAACTCACCCACGGTAACAAGAAGAAGACAGATAGAATCGTGTGGGCGTTACAAGGACGCTTTGAACACGGTAACATAACATTAAACAAGGGTAAGTGGAATACTCAGTTCCTAGACGAGTTGTTTCAGTTCCCTAATCCACTAGTCCACGATGACTTGATAGACTCACTAGCATACATAGATCAGTTAGCCAAGGTTAGCTATGCTTATGACTACGAGGAAGAGGACTACGAATTTTTAGATAAATACGCAGGGTATTAACTATGGAACTAGAAGGCGCAGATAACTTTACTCTGGAGCAAGACCTAGAAGGTTGGGTCATGGAGAAGTGTGACGGTTGGCGTGATCACTACGAAGCTAACTACTCACAACGATTTGATGAATACTACCGCCTATGGCGTGGTCAATGGTCATCACAGGATCAGACCCGTCAGTCAGAGCGATCTAAGATTATATCCCCTGCACTACAGCAAGCAGTAGAGTCCTCTGTAGCGGAACTAGAGGAAGCTACCTTTGGCCGTGGCAAGTGGTTTGACATTAAAGATGATGTCAGAGATCAGAACCCTGCCGACATTGCAGCCCTACGTGGCTACCTAGAGGAAGACTTTGCTAAGAACAAGGTTAGGAAAAGTGTTGCAGAATGCCTAATTAATGCGGCAGTATTTGGTACAGGCATTGCGGAAGTTGTATTAGAAGAAGAAAAAGAGATGGCTCCCGCTACACAGCCTGTCATGGGTGGTGAGCTACAGGCGGTAGGTGTTAGCATTAAAGACCGTACTTGTGTTAAGCTACGTCCTGTTATGCCACAGAACTTCCTGATTGACCCAGTAGCTACGGACATTAACTCTGCACTGGGCTGTGCTGTAGATGAGTTTGTATCTAGCCACTTGGTTGAGCAGCTACAGGAAAGCGGTGTATACCGTGATGAGCATCTGTCAATAGCCTCTAGCGACTTTAACCTAGAGCCTGACCAAGACCTCACTACCTTTTCTGAGGATAAGGTTAGACTGACCAAGTACTACGGCCTAGTCCCTACCCACCTGCTTAAAGAAGCTATGCAAGACCCTGAAGCAGTAGACGAAGAGGTTGTAGAGTTTAGCGAGGAAGAGGAAGATAACTACTACACTGAGGCAATGGTTGTTATTGCTAACGGTGGTATCCTCCTCAAGGCTGAGAAGAACCCTTACATGATGCAGGATCGTCCTGTTGTCGCATTCCCTTGGGATGTCGTTCCTAGCCGCTTCTGGGGCAGAGGAGTATGTGAGAAAGGCTATAACAGCCAGAAGGCGTTAGACGCAGAACTACGCGCTAGAATCGATGCCCTTGCCCTAACCATCCACCCAATGATGGCTATGGACGCATCACGTATGCCTAGAGGTGCAAAGCCTAGCATACAGCCAGGGAAAACTATTCTAACCAACGGCAACCCTGCTGAGGTTCTACAACCATTTAACTTTGGTAACGTAAGCCAGATCACCTTTGCACAGGCACAGTCTCTACAGACTATGGTGCAGACTGCCACAGGCGCTATTGACTCAGCAGGTATTGCAGGGTCTATCAACGGAGAGGCTACAGCAGCAGGTGTCTCTATGTCGCTAGGTGCTATCATCAAGCGTCACAAGCGTACACTGATTAACTTCCAAGACTCCTTCCTGATTCCGTTTGTACAGAAGGCGGCATGGCGTTACATGCAGTTTGAGCCTGAGCTATACCCAGTAGCTGATTACAAGTTCCATACCTCTAGCTCACTAGGCATCATTGCCCGTGAGTATGAAGTTACACAGCTTGTGCAGTTGCTACAAACC